CGCTCAATTCTGGCTGCAGCCATGACCAATTCACGCCTGACGTTTGGCGAAATGACGATCCTGGGGGAATTGGCGATCTGGCCGCCAGGCTGCGACCCAGCCGATGAGCTAAGCCTTCAGATGGCCTTGGCCTTGGGCAAGCCACCGGATGGCCACGATGCTATCCCGCCGCCATTTGCCACGGTGCCGGTGATACTTGATGGTTTTGAGATCGGCTGGCTTGTACGCATCGAGTACGCCTGCGGAGATCGAGTCATCGGGGGCGTTGCCTTTCCGGGTCGCTCTTACGAGTTTCGCTCGGCCAGTGGCAAAACGCGAATTACTGACCTTACCAAGGAAAGGGTGTTAGAACAGCTTGAACAGGTGCTACAATTAACGAGTTGACCTTCAACCCAACACGTCATGCAAGCTCCAGCACCAGCCAAGCTCACTCCAGAACAGGTCCAGCAAGAAACCAGCAGGCTTGCCGCCAGACTGATGTACTTGCAAAATACGGAAAAACAAATCGCAGAAGAAGTTAAAGGAATCAAGGCAGAATGCGAAAAGTTGTACTCTGAACACGTTATCCCTGCGAAAAGTAACTTAGAGCTACTGTTTGACGATCAAAGCGTGCAGAAAGTACGCCTTAGCCGTCAAGGGACTGGCACCTACTTTAAGCCGAACGAAGAATGCAAGGAAGAATTTAACAGCTTAAAGCGTCAGATCGAGGGACTGTTCCTTGATGCCGGCAAGGCAGAAATGGCCGAGAAAGCATGTACCTGGAAAGCGCAGGTAGTGAAATGAGTAACACTAAAAGCGCCATGGTTTACGCGAACACTTCGCTAGGGCAAGGATTAACTGTCTACCAAAATGGCAAGAGAGTGGAGAGTCTAACAGCCTTTAACCCTGTTACTGGTGAAGCGATACAGTACATGATTCCCGACAGTGTTTCAGACTTTACGCTCAAGCTAATATACAAAGTATTACGCTGGGATTCCTGGCGCAACCCCTTTGGGCCGACAAGACACTTTTTTCTTAGAGGCTTTACAACAACTATTGATGAAGGGTCCTCTTGTTATGAGTAACATTATCGGCACAAAGTTAGTCAGCAATGTTTGACCTTAGGGGATACCAAAATCCGTTAGTGCGCGAAACTATCGCGCACATGAACGAAGGCGGGGCGCCTTGCTTGGTATCCCCTACCGGCAGCGGCAAAACAGTAATGATGGCCGAAATTGCACGGCTCTACCGTGAATGGGGCTATCAAGTTGTGCTGGCTGCGCATCGTAATGAGATAATTAAACAGCTTGCCAAGTCATGCCGCAGTCACTGCGGCGAATCGGTCGGCTTCTACACTGCTAAACGTGCAACAGAAGACAAAGGCATCATGGTAACGATGATGCCAACACTTGCTCGCCGCCGTGATGCAATCTCTACCTTTCGTGGCAGGGTGCTTCTGCTGGACGAAGCGCATCATATTCAAGCGAAGACATACCAAGAGATCATTCGTGCAATGCAGCCAGCATTCTTTGCCGGTGCAAGTGCTACGCCGATTACTCCTACTGGTACTGGCCTTGGGAAGTTTGGTATCACCAAGCTAATCCTTGGCCCACAACCCAAGCAGCTAATGGACGAAGGTTCATTGTGCAGATACAGGATGTTTGGTGGTGATACTGCTGTAGTCGATACAGAGGGTGTCACCATAAGAGGCGGAGACTTTAAGAAAGAAGAGATTGAAGAGCGCATCGTTAATGTGCAAGGCGATTTCCTGCGCGATCTGCTGCACTTCAATCCAGACTTACAGCCTACAATCACAGTTACCGTCAGCGTAGAACACGCACACAAAATAGCCGCTGAGTACAACGCGCAAGGTGTTAGCGCTGAAGTTATTATCGGCACTACTTCAGAGCGTGATAGAGACTATGCGTTCGAGCGCTTTACTGCCGGCAAGTTGCAGGTAATTGTATCCGTTGCGTTAATTGATGAAGGCTTGGACCTGCCGGCAGCAGCGTGCCTGCAACTAATCAGGCCAACACGCTCCCTGCGCCTATGGAAACAGTTAATTGGCAGGGTATTGCGCACTGATCCATCTAATCCAGATAAGATAGCACTAATCATTGATCATGGCAACTGCTGGGAGCGCTTGCCTTTGCCTCACGAACCTATCGACTGGACGCTAGAAGGCAAAGTCAAGTTTAAGAAGACCAAGTTTCACCTTAACGAAAACAAGGAAGTGGTTGAAAAACCAGAAAAACAAGAGCGAGTTACGCTAGCCAAAGGTGACAGGAGAGAGTTGAAAGAGTTGTCCATTGAAGAGATATACGCAGAAAGAATCAAAAAGCGTGTTAAAGGTGCCAATCGTAACTTACACCTTGTCGAGCGCAAGGGCTGGAGTCCAGTAATCCTTAACGCATTTGCCAGCTCCCCAGAGGGGCTTAGCAACGATCAGCGGCGCCGCATCGAGCGTGCCATGGGCCTGCCTTATGGCCACTGCGGCGAAGCGGAGCTATGTTACTAAATGTTAAGAGATTGAAACACAGCGCAGCAGGGGCCGCTAACACGCTACACTTACATTGTTCAACCAACAACCAGCCACGAACCGCTCATGGACCTGCAAACCCTTCACGACACTGTTGGAGCCTTAGCCGATTTAGTAGTCATTTTTGAACTTAGCATGATTGCAATTATTTCTCTTCTTTCTGCGGCAGGCATTGCCAAAGTTCAAGTTGACTTTGACTTTAACTCTGGCAAAAATCAGGACTGAAACCTAATTACGCCAACCATCCCTTTACCAACCGCCCCATGAACGACTTTATCCGCATCACAAGCAGCGGTGGCTACATCGGCAGGCTTGTGTGGGCCAATACAGGATCATCCTTTGCCCAAGGCTGGGGCAGTTGTGGATTCTACCCCGTGACTGTATTGGGTGCCTGGGCAGGATCAATTCCCTTGGTCCGCAAGCTGGTCACTTGGCACTAACTTCCACATCAACCACCACTTCGCCAATCGCCCCATGCTAACCAGGAATTTCGATCAACTTTCAAAAGAAGTTAGGCGCCATGTTGAGTGTGACGCAATCCAGCAAGGCTGCTACTGGGATGGTTCCCATGGCTGCTTTATCGGCTGCTTGTCGCATTCTGATGACACAGCCAAAGTTCAAAATGAATATGGCCTACCAATCATGTTGCAGCGAATTGCTGAAAACATCTTTGAGTCACTGCCACTAGAAGAGGCGCAAGCCTTTTTTGCAGCGTTCCCGACCGCCGTAGGCTGCGACAATAAAGACCTGAGCAAGGTTGGATGGCAATTTTTAGCATCGGAACTGCGGTCATTACCGCCCCAGCCAGATGGGATCACCGCAGTCATTGAACCGGTCCTCGCTGGCATGGATCTTTTGGCAGCGGGGCAAGAATGGCCCGCTGCCGCCGCCGCCGCCGCCGCCGCCGCCGCCGCCGCTGCCGACGCCGACGCCGCCGCCTACGCCGCCGCCGCCGCTGCCGCCGCCGCCGCCGCCGCCGCCGCCGCCGCCGCTGCCGCCGCCGACGCCGACGCCGCCGCCTACGCCGCCGCCGCTGCCGCCGACGCCGACGCCGCCGCCTACGCCCGCTTGCGTCAGCGTGACTTGCTTTTGAGACTTATTGCAGAAGCACCAATCGTTCCTTCGCCAATCGCCCCATGATTGAAGTTCTTGAATGCTTAGCATTCCTGACAGGGTTTCTTTGCCTGTCAGCTTGTGTTATTGTTTTTGTCGAGAGTACACTTAACCGACAATGACACGCTTCCTCGCCGTTATTCTTGCTATCTTAATGGCGGCGAGCTTGCTTGGCAAGAGCAACCTGCCGCAACGCTTTACCGAACACCTATCCAATTCTTGTTTTTGTAAATGATAGAACGATTCAATCTCTGGCTTACCGAGCCAGCAGGCTCGAAGATCCTTTGCTACGGGGATCAATCCGATATGGACGAGCTTGCTGCGTTTAGCACCACAGTCGGCCTTAATGTCGAAGTTCGACCCGACAGACGCTTGACTGACTCACCGCAAGAAGACCCATGAACAAGCTAGGTTTTGACAATTTTCTGAAATCGTTTTCCAGGCTACGAAGCAAGAATCGAACGACCCGAAAACAGCGATGGTTTTTCTATGCAGCCACACTCTGGGAAGAAAGCCAAGGTCAAACGTACATGAACGGAACAATCTCTTTTGACTTTGACAGCTTTGACCCGCTAACCTGCGTAGATTTACTCACGGGATACATCGCCAAGCGATCTGGCTGCCGAGTCAACCATATTCATGTCACCGCACTTATGCCACTGGAGATCCCGCCCCCATGAACAAGCGCAGCATGGTAGCAGCCGTGCTATTATTGCTTAGCGGTTCTACCGCCGTCCTACATGTTTCCGCTATTCTTTTCCTTTCCGCAATCCTGCTTCTCCTACCATGGAAAGAACTTTTAACTTCGACGACATTCCAGACGAGACAACGCTAGAGGCAGAACTTAAGGATCTGCGGTTCCCCCTTACCGCTGAGATCCGGCAAGGGGAGGGAGAGGTAAAGCCATGGCTACCACGTCAGCAAGGTATGCCGGAAACTTACCTTTCTTTTCCCGTTCACGAATTTTTAGAGCCTGACAGCCTTTACGAACTTAACGCTTTACTCGAAAATGGCAAGGCAGATGGTTGGCTGAAGGATATGCCAGTAACGATGATCTGCGAAGAATGGGCAGAGGAGGATTTAGGTCCAGAGCCTAGCTTGAGCGCAGCAGAGCGCAACCCATCTATGGTGGGCAAGTAAATGGATTACTCTGAACTGATTAAAGCAATCAAGGCCGGTGAATGCCCAAGGTTACTGACAAATTCATCGCTTATGTTTAGCTGCAAGTCGGAACCTGTTGAAGTCTGGGAAGGCACAATGACTACAGGTGACGGTAATTTTGAATTATGCCGCTTTGGAGTCGGCAGTTACTTTGTCATGTCCAGTGACTTTTTTGTTTGTACTGCGCTTGAGGGAGTAAAATCGGGAGAATTTCTTATTAAGTTTATTAAAGTTTGCTCAACGCTTAAGCTTATTCTGGAGCTTATAAGGCGCTTAGAGCACTCGATGAAGCGAGAGCAGCAGGCATGGTAAACAAGATGACAGCACTACCACCAATCGGGGAACTTCAGTCCCTATTCCACTACAACCCAGTAGACGGGACTATAACCTATCTCCAGCAACGTGGCCCCAAGAAGCCTGGCGACTTGGCCGATAGCACACGCAATGGCCTGCCAATCGTCTACATTCACGGCAAAGAGTACAAGGCCGCCAATGTTGCCTGGGCGTTAGGTCGTGGCGTCGATCCTGCCGATGGCAAATGGCTGCGCTATGTTATATGCCTTGACGGCAATCCATTTAACCTGTCTTATTATAACCTGGCCATACAAGACACCCCGCACCGTTATATCAATCCCCGTGGCCGACGAGCTAAGCGGCCTGGCTGGTTCAAGAAGGACCTGAAGCGCAATCGGGCGACCGGCGAATGGACGGCTCGATACGATGGCGCCCTGTTGCCAGGTACTTTCCTGACACAGGCAGAGGCGGCAGCGGCAAGGCGGTTAGCAGCGAAGGAAGACGCAGCCGATTCACTGGCTGTCAATACACAATTCCATGCCCGACTACTTACGCTCGATAATCAATTTATAGCAGCGAAGGAAGACGCAGCCGATGGCTAACCTAATCGCGCATGACACTAAGATCAGAGACTTAAGACTTAAGCGCTTAACGTTCAAAAGGGTTAGGATCAATCAGGTATTCTACTACAGCTATCGCTGGTATCAGAAAATATCGAGATACATGGCGATAACAGCAGACACTATCGAGAATGACAGGATACGCTTTAGGGAAGCTGCTATGGTACGGGTCATGGATGAAGCCGCAGTATCTGCAAGGACTGCTGGCGGCATGTCGTTTGAAGAGTTTATCCAGAATGCCGCTTTGTGACAAACTGTTAAGCATCCAACGCTGAGCCTAGCATGTTGGCGCTTAGATGCTGTATAGTTACATTGTTCAAACAACCCAAGCCGCCATGGCATTTTTGCCAATTCGAGAACTGACGACCGCTGACCGGCAACGTATTGAAGCATCTGCTCAAAAGTTTCTAATGCGTCACAGTCTGACCAGGCATAAAGAGGATTTTTCGACAGCACTACAGGCTGTTGAATATGCCTTGATTCTTGACACTGAAGGCACCAGACGCAGTGATCAAGGCAACTTAGGTCGCAACTGGCGGCGATGCTTGGCCCGTGCCGCCAAAGTCGAGCCTTCCCGAAGCCTGGCTATTGCCTATGGCATGATTGGCTACAGCCGTAATTAGTTAGTCAACAATCCCATTCTTTCCCCAACAACCCAAGCCGCCATGACAAACGCCATTCTTCCAGTCGCAATGTTGCACGCAGCAGCACAGTTTACCTCACCAGATTCTGTTAAGCAAACACTGACTGGCATTTTAGTCAGGCCGGCAGATGGTGGGGGAGTTATTATTAGCTCCACTGATGGACACAGAGCTTTTCGTGTTACATGCCCAGATCCTAAATGGGTATGTAATGAGCCAACACTGTTGGCAGGTAAAGCGTTCAAGAAGCGCATACCGTACGCCAGCTACGCTGAGCTTGACGTACACGCAGGCGGCGCTGCTATCTATGGCGGCAAAAAGCTAACGGAATACATGCAATCATTGCCGGCAATGTGGCAATGTGAATACGGAGCTGCGGCAGATGCCTATACAAGCGTAAATCCCGCTACACTTTATCCAGACTCGGATCGGGTATGGCCCAGTCAATATGGAAAGGAGACTGATACGCCTATTGGATTTAATGCTGCTTACCTAGCTGACTTCCTAACAATAGTTAAGCTGTACTCACATACTGATCTTGTGGTTAGCAAGCGCAACAGATACAATACGCCAATGATCTTTAGCGCTTGGGTAAACATGCCAGAATTGTCAGTGACCATGGAATACTTGCTAATGCCATTAGTGGATAAAGCCAATGATCTTTATTCGCTAGCCGTGGCATGGTAGTGGCAGTGGAAAGTGAAGAGTAACACCTTACAAACTGTTAAGCACTTTCAGCCGGACCTAGCAAGTCCGGCTTTTTTCATGCTATGATTACTTTGTTCAAACAACCGGCAACAAGCCGAACCCCCACATGAAATCAACCGCTTCGATCATTAATCTGGAATCAGTCGCACCAGAAGACCGCAAAAATGCCTTTGCCCGCCATATTGCGGAGCGTATTCAGGCACAAGAGTTTGGCGCGGTAGTCGAGCGAATTGTCGCAGATTCTGAGCTGCGGCCAGCCGATGGCGAATCAGATAGTGACTTTATAGAGCGTCTTCACGATGCCGGCGTTTTGACATACCACTCCCCATTGAAAGATACGCCATTCACCCTATACTATCTGTACAATAAGCCGTTAATTGGCTTCCTGCCGCCAAGTATTGGCGGCAGACAGATGGCCGGCAACGCAAGCGTAATGACTGTAACCATTAACGTGGTTCAGGCTGAGCTGATGCCACAATGGGGCGATTCGGATGGCGTGAAAAAGCTCTTTACCTGGTTCAGGCTTCCTAAGTTGCTAGGCGGCAAAGGCTGAACCACCCTACAAACTGTTAAGCACTTATGGGCTGGCGTACTGCGCTGGCCCATTTTTGTGCTATGATTACTTTGTTCAAACGACACAGACCGATGACTGCCCTTGACAAAATCATCCAAGCTGCCAACGCTGCCATCTTGGCAAGGGGCAGCGGTCAGCTAGCCACAAAAAAATATGCAAAAATGATTGACACCCATTGGGCGGCGTACATGTTCGCCAGCGGCAACCATGATTCTGTCGATCTTCATTTAGGGTTAAGAGCAATTACATCAGCGCGACCATTAGAGCATTTTTCACACCTTGGAGGCTGTGACTGGCCTGTTTCGGCTAGGTATATTGGCTTGGAGCACCAGCCAATAGTCACCAATCCGCCCAAGATGCGTCACTGAGCCACCTTACAAACTGTTAAGCGTTAAGAGGCGAGCCTAGCAAGCTCGCTTTTTTATGTGCTATGCTTAATTTGTTCAAACGACAAAAGCCAATGTTTTACGTCATCGCTGAAGCACGCTTAGGCGGCGGAAGGCTTCGCAGTATGTACGTTCGCTATGCAAGCGACACTTCTGTTGGCGGGCATATTCTTTGGACAGCAAACGCTGAGCGATCATATAGCAAGCGTGATGCTAGTGCGTTACTTGCTTCTGTTGCGCGTGAATCTCCTGAATGGGGTTTTAGATTGCAACCTGTCTAATCCTTCACTTACATTCGATTCCTGACCCACCATTCTGCCGGCAGCAAGCCGGTTCATCCAATGACACTTTATGAAGAGCTTACCGCTGCTAGCTGCGTGATTGACCATCACGCATCAGACCTTTATGTCAAGTGTACTCCAAAAGCCTTGGCTATTATTGTGGATCATGTTTTGCTTCCTGGCAGCCTGTTGCAAAAGTTGCCCAATAAATTTGTCTCAAACATTGACGGCAGTTTATGGTATGACATTCCTTTCGCTTATGATCCATTTTTTAATAAGCCGGCAAGGTAAACAGTCTCTGTCTTAATCCCAACCATCCACAATCATCCCAATCATCCCATGAACCTTAACCAATTAGTCGCCACCTTGCTTTGGAGTTCCGCTGACGGGGATGGCAACCCGCTTGACAGTGGCAACCGTGAAGTCTCGGAAGAATTAAAAACAAGTTTAGCTGCTGACTTCCAGGAGTTTTTGGATTCGCTGCCAAAAAATTTCGATGCCAAGGATCACTACATTGGCAGTGGCGATATTGATGGAATGCTTGAACATGACTATATTCTCACTCGTAATCACCATGGCGCTGGATTCTGGGACGGTGATTGGGGCAAGGAAATGGGCGACACTCTAACAAGGTTGGCCAATCACAAACCAGAGATTGAGGCTTATGTTGGCGATGACGGCTTAGTTTACGCTTAGCAAGATTGGCCGGCAAGGTAAACAGTCTCTGTCTTAATCCCAACTATCCACAATCATCCCATGGCTAAAAAATTTAATCAGCGCCTTTTTGACCGTCGCTGGAACAACAATCCCGCCAATCCTTTTGCTGTCTTACCAAGAAGAAGACCATTAACTGACGCCGAAGCTATGGATGAGTTTCTTGAACAAGTGGAAGACGAATTAAGCGACTATGAGCATGACTACTTTAATTCTTAAACACAACCGGCAAGGTAAATCATGGGGGCTGGGGCTTTCAAGTCCCAGCTTTCTCATTGGATTCTCAACCTGGACAGATCAGGCTGGCTTATGGTCATTTTTGGGGTCTGCATCGAGTAGTGATCTATTCAAAAGCCTTGCAGCGCAACGATCTATAAGGAAAAAGGTGTCGAGGAGATAAACCTGCATTTTCAGTAACACATTCAAAAGCCTTGCGGCGCAACGATCCGTGGGAAAAACGCAAAAGGAGACAGAACGCCTAATAAAAAAGGTGGCCTAAACGTGTATCAGGGTGATACAGTCTCACTATGAGTCTCAATGAGACAGAGAAAAAGTGAAAAAAAGTATTTTCTTCTATTCTCTCTATCTCTACCAGCTCCCATCAGGCTTTTGGGCATGTTACTGAAAATGCAGGCGATTATCCGCCATAAGTCAAGCCTATAAGACCATTTTCTTCCTGCCGGCAAGATAAAAGCATGAAACTATGCCGCGCTGTAGTATCCTGTAATCACGAATAAGAGCAAAATGGATTCGTCGCTTTCTCGCATTAACCCAACTCCTATCCACTGCCGGCCAGACAGCGAGAGATTGCTACGCACCCATAACGTTTGGCAGGCATCTTGGGACCAAAGTAGCGAGAAAGAAGAAGCGCCAGATTTAGAAGCCTTAACACAAGAGGCATTCAGTTATTACGCCGCTGGATTGTTGCCGGTTCAGGTTAGGTGGAAGCTGGCAAAGGCGCATCCGTGCCTGACCAACGCCACCCTGACTCGCATTCAGCGCAAGGCTGAGCGTGCTCTGCTAGCCGCTGAGAGCGCTCCGCCAGAGTTGCGCCGCGCCATGGTGGCCGCAGCCCGCCAGACGGCCATTCAGGGGGCCTTGGCGACCCGTGATTGGGGGCCAGCGCTCAAGGGGCTAGAGCGTGCCGGGGAGATCGCTGGGGAGATGCGTGAGAGTGCTGGCTTGAGCGAGGAGGACCTTGTGTTGACCGTCTCAGTCGAAGCCCCTGCGATTGCTGCCGGTGAGTCTCAGCCGGTCTCAGATGAGACAGCGCCCAGTCTCAACGATGAGACGGTTGAGATTGAGACTGAGACTTGTTGAGAACCCTTGCGGCGCAATGAGTCTCATCTGAGACGGCCATTCATGCAACTAAATGTTAAGCATTCATAGGCGCTGGCCCTGTTAGGGTGCTATCGTATGGGAGCCATTCACAAAGAGGCATTCATGGGCGCATCCTTTCCTAACATTGACATAAGTTGTCGGACAGGCGAATACATAGGGTATTCAGCCGGCAACGATGGAATATGGTTTATTAAAAGAGCTAACCCTATAGGCTCAAGGTATAGATGGCTTGCGCAAAGAAGAGACAATAAAGATTGTTTCTACGCAAGAACCTTAGGAGAGATAAGCGAAAAATTACTAAGCCTTGACAATACTGCCACTGTTACCAATTGTTAAGCGTCCAGCACACACGCTTAACAACCATGCTACTATTAAGCAAACACGCACCGCCCCACCATGGCCGAATTGATCTCAAGAGCTGAATACATGGCCGATCCTCGCCATGCAGACCGCGCCTGGCGGCAGGCGGCTCATCGCGCCTACTATGCTCAGTTCGTGACTCCCGCCCATTTTATTAGGCTCAAAAACCTGCCTTTCGACATTAAAGGCAGCAAAGATCCATACTTTAACGACATACCTTTAAGCGCTTGGGATCGGCTATCATTGCCTATTCCCATGGAGTCAGATACACTGTTGCGCAGGTGTGGCGACTTTCTTACGCTTGCCGGCGCTGTTTGCATCTTAAAGGAAGCTGCCCAACAAATTAGGGAGGGTTCGGCTAATGTCTGACCTAATTCTCGGCCCAGTAATTATCACAAAATACTGTTGTGCTACCAACAATAGGGAGTCCCGTGTTTTGGCAACACACAAGAGAGATAATGGTACAACTTGGCGCTGTTATCTTAATGTTGACAATGCCTTAAGCGATGAAGAAAACCACTTAAAAGCTGCCGAAAAATTACTAGCATCCTGGCCATACGAGAACAACCTCAAGATAGTTGGCAGGGGCCATGATGCTAGTAATTATTATTTTCTCTGTCAGTCTGCCTAGCATTCACTCACTCATTCATTCATTAGAACAATGAACCTCCCAAGCATCAAAACGTTAAATTCTGCTTTCCCCGGCCTAGGGAAGGACCTTAGGCGCGTCCTAGAATTGAGTAGAAAAGAATTAAAACAGCATCCAGGGGCTAAACACTTGTCTGCGTTATTTCACCCGGCAAAAACGTCTCAAATCAGACTAACGGTTTTGGATGCAATCGCTGAGACTTGTGGCGTAGAATACGTTGCGCATAAAGATGATACTATTTTTAAAAACAAAGGTTTTGACTATCTGAACGTAGGTGATCCTTACATTCCTACAATTATACGATTCTGCGAAACTGGGCGCTACGTTGTCGCTTGCTATGGTGACATAGTAGAAAAGGGAAACTATATTTAACCTCTGGCCACCGTGCCAACCTTGCAAACTGTTAAGCGTCCACCGTCCTACCGTGCTAAGGCATGGTAGGATATGCAAGTACCAAAGCAAACAAGGTCATGCCCGCGTCACTTGCCAAGCAAAGCTCCGCCATGCATTCTCTAGCATGGCGGATCACCTATGAATGGGACTGCGCTAAGAACGACTACAAGACTATGCAGCAGATGCAAGACGTTTGGCAAGGTATCCTGGAATCCGCTAATTATCAATGCTTGGCTGATAAGCGCAAAGAGACTGTTCTCTTCCTTTGGCATCACGTTAGGACCGTTACCCTAGCCAAGAATCAAGTACACGGTCGTTGGTGTAATGGTAAGTTCTACGCTAACTGGTGCGACTTGCCAGAAAAATACATACATAACGACAATTCACTTAAGACCTTACCCTCTGGCCATTTTTGGGCGATTGTCGATAGCAAGGGGCAAGCTACGTCAATTCGTTACTTTATCAGTAGTGACTGCGAAAATGAGGACAAATCACACTTTCTACCATTAGCCGAGTCCGCTGTTAGCGTCGATCATTGTAGCCAACCCATAGAGTGTGCCTATGGTGATTGATCTTAATTTCCATCATTCCATCGCCCTAACGCAATGTCAATTTACGATGAAAGATTAGCCGCTAAAACCTACACTGGCAGGGTATATTGCCAGCATGTAAGGCTAAATCCACAAGGTTACACCTACGGTAAGTATCCCGAATACTGGGGAACCGGTGAAAGGTTATATTGTATCAGTGATTATGACGGGCTGCATTCTGATCATGTTAGGGCATCTTGCCGCAATGAGGCATTAGACAAGGCGCGTGATATATACCCTTTAGGTATAATCTCCAAACGTTAATTATCCCATCATCCCATCATCCCATCGCTACTACCACAATGTCACAAACTACTTGGATTGTCGAAACGTCAGATGCCATCAATGATGGCAACGGATGGTCAGTCAATGGTTGTTGGTGTCACAGGGAAGAGATAACTTTAGCCGACAACTTAACAGACAGGCAAGTTATTACCGCGCTACGCAAGGTAGCAGGCTTGAACGGTAGCAATGCTAAGACTGAATCTTACTTAGATGGTTATACTTGGAAGCATCCTAACGCTGCTATCCTCACCTTTGCCATGCCGCAATATTGAGCAATTGGCTATCGCTACCACTCTCCAATCCTCCCCCGGTTTGTTATGCTTACCGGGGGCAGGGTTGCGGTTTTCGTGTAGCGGGGAGGGGGTGCCCATACCTCTCCCATCTCGCACCAGTATTCTCCCAATATAATATCCCGCCCCAACATTCTCCCAAACAATATGCCCACATACAAAAATACGCCAGCGTACAAGCTAGCGTATAAGTTGGCGTACATGCAACCGGGGCAGGGGTTGCGTTTATGGCTCAATAAACTCAATGTCATCCCCAAGCGGCAGGGGCTGCACTTCTTCTCTCTGTGTCAAATTGTAAGCCTGCGCCAAAAGTAGCACGCCAACAGCGTGGCACGTACCAGCAGCATGTACAGCAGAAAGATCAGTCTTCATGCACTCAGCAAGAATCCTTTGCATTAGATCCTCTTCGGGGTCCGGGTGAACATCCTGCTGAGGCTTTGGCGTTAGAACTTCATCCATGGTGGTCTGTTGGGTTGGGTGGTCATCGGAAGCCGGGTGGCGTCAATCATGGGCAGCGACCCGAATCAACGGCCTCACGCTCTGGATTTGAAAGGAATGGAGCATCATTCCCGCTGTGTTGCTTGTAGGCAGCACCTAATGCCAACCGCATGGCCGGTTGATCCAAAAGGAAACGGAAAGTAGCGGTGCAGTCAATACCAGAATTCACCAGTTGATCGGGTACACCAAACGAATGTAGAAAATCAAAATCAGTTGTACTTTGAAGGTTAAACGCGACGCACGGGAAACGCTCAGCTACGTCGCCCAAGGCGCGGAACATCGCCACAGGGTTGATTTGGTTGTAGCTGTAAGGCTTTGCCATGGTGGTCCGTTGAGTTGGGACAGTTTGATTCTAGCACATAAATCAAGGCTTACAAGTAAGCATCCAGGCTTCCCCGCCTTCCTGCCACCGAGGATTCCAGTTTTTCCGGCTGTACGCAAGCCTGTATCCGTTTCGATTACCTGTGTAACCACCACTGACTAACAGCGCTTCACCGTTCGGATCATTGTGAATCCAGTGGGTGGCTGTGTAACCCACAATTACCGACCAGTGACCACCACCAATCGGAGCCGACACTGGCCCTTCGTGCAGCCATGCCACAGCGGCTGGATTGCCGGCGTCAATCTCGGCTTCAATGTCTGCCAGCTTGCCATTTTTCGTAAAATAAGGGCGTAAACCTAGTGACTGCAATGCCCTGAGCTGTGCCGTTACGTCCGTTGTGTCACCAAATTGCCGACGAATCCGGTTGTAGGCGTCGTCGTTGGCAATCTTGCCATGAAACATGGCCAGCATGGCGCAGCTAGAGCTGAAGCACTCCCGGTAGCCACGGCCACTGGCGTTATCGTTTTGAGACTGCCACTTGACATCAAGAGGATTGGGGAACCTGGGCGAAGTTGCGGTCATGGTCAGCTTCCAGCGTCAGCGGCCAGTCTATCACGCTCACGCCAAACAAGATCGTCTAATTCGTCCATCCACTCTTCGGGAATAGCTTGATCAGTAGCATTGCGCATGGTCATTGCCTGAAGAATGTCAGCAGTGCGCAGCCTATCAACTTCGCGCCGAGGTTCAAGATCAACTGAAGGCTTTCGACAGTTTATGTCAGGGTTTTGCGCAAAGCTGTGCAGCGCCTTTATTATCTCATTAAAAGCGCGCACTGCATCTGGCGTGAGTTCCAAGGTCGTTTCCTGCTGATTACCCATCAATCATAGCACAATCATCGCAGCGTCAGCGTTTTGCGAGCAACAAGTCGCGTAATCCCCTTGGGGTCCACGACAACAACGCCAGCCGTTGCAGAAGATGGTAACAGTTTGTAGGAATATGGCAGTTTCCAGCCAATCTCGCCGTTGTGCCGGACCATCGTGAACTCGCGGGGGCGTTCCATGGCTCAATCATAGCTCATCCCTTGCCGGCAAGCAACGTGATAGAATGACACTGCAACAATCAACGCACCATGGGCACTCTTGTTGACTGGCAGATCCACAAACGCTGCATGGCTGGCATGGTCACTCCGTATGATCCTGCGCTGGTCAACCCGGCATCGCTTGACTTGCGCTTGGGCAGCAACATTATGATCGAATCAGCAGAAAGCCCAGAAATGGTGCTAGTTTCAATCGCTAAATACACAGAAGAAAATCCTTATCTCATAGTGCCAGGACAGTTCTTCCTGGTTGAAACTGACCCAATCTTCAACATTCCCAACGACTTAGAAGGCCAATTTATCCTTAAATCCTCTCGCGCCAGAAGTGGATTACAGCATTTGATGGCTGGTTTTTGCGATCCCGGCTGGCACGGCTCGCGCTTAACGCTTGAGCTTCTAAACGTTCGCCAGCTTTGGCCGATAGGCATTTATCCAGGGCTCAAAATCGGGCAGATGAAGTTTTCTACGATGGATTCCGAACCTAGGCTCTCTTACGCCGTCACCGGCAGGTACAATAACAATGCAATCGTTACCCCATCAAAGGGTTAAAGTTATGAATCCTTCACGCCGCAAGCCTAAATTGCTTATTATCGGCCATGCGCGTCACGGCAAGGATACCCTTGCTGAAAAAATCCGCGACAGAATGGACCTGGCGTTTACCTCTTCTTCAGTTTTTGTCGGGCAAGAATGTATTTGGCCAACGTGGGGCCGTGACCGCTACCACACTTTTGAGGAAATGTTTGCGGATAGAGTTAATCATCGAAAAACATGGGCAGATTTAATCTCCGCTTACAATACCCCTGACAAAACACGAACGGCTCGAACCATGCTTGAGCGTGGTTACGATATGTACGTTGGGATGCGAAGGCGAGACGAATTTAACGCTTGCCGCAAAGCTAGATTATTTGATTGCGTTATTTGGGTTGACGCACGGCAGCGCAAGCCCCTGGAAAGCGAGGATTCGATGGAGCTGACCATCTACGACGCTGAACTTTATTGCGATAACCATGGACCTGAAAAAAACTTGGACTCGTTTGTAGGCAAACTTCAAAATCTTTTTTCCTCCAAAGGCTACTACGCTGGCTAGCGGTTTTCTTGGCCGAGGCGGGGGCCAATTGCTCGACTACCACCGCCAGAATCGCCAGAAAAAGGCAAAATATAGAGAATTAGTAGACTCTGTGGGTAGTAACAGTACCCGATTCGCCTTTTGCAAGGTTAAATTTGCCCAGACATAAATAGCCGAAGGCGTCGAAAGCATGATCGACGCCAAGTTTCTTGTTTGGCATTCTTGTGCCTTCGGCGTAACCAAGTGTGCGGAATGACTTTGTCAGCTCCCGGCAACGTGGATGGATCTTGGTATGCACTTCCCCGTCTGCGGTACGCAATGCTGCGTTCACAGATCGAATCTTGTCAGCGGTGTTATAGGGCGCTTCAGGGGCAAAAACGGTAATTCCGGCCTTCCTAAGAATCTGGTGATCGCTAACGCCAACGCCAGACGTTTGCTTTCTTTTGCCGGTTGGATCAGGACAAGCAATAATGCGGCGGCGAGTATCCGCGTCTTCGCTTGCCCAGCATTCGCCACCATATAGATCAATTAGCACGTCTGCCATGTCCCATGTATTGGCGCCCTTTAGGTTCAGTTCATTAAAAATTCGCAATTCTACAGCTCTGCCGTTTACCTTAATAATGTTTGCGCAAATAGCAGTAAGCGGATCGTTGTTAAAGTCCATTCCAACATATAGCGGCAACCTTGGATCGTCCTCAATCGTTGAGTCGATATTATCCATCGAAAAACACGACACCACAAGACCCGTATTTGATAGTATCCTTGCTTCGTACTCGCGCTCGAACACTTCAGGCGCTAGCGTTTTTCTGGCTTCCGCAATTTCGGCTGCTGGAATGTTGCCGCCTTGCAAGGATGTGTACTCATATAATGACCATTGCTTAGGGTCAAGCCTTTCTAGGCCAGGATCGGCCATATCAGCATTTTTCAAAAGCAAGATTGTTTCGTAGAACCAACCTGCGGTGCCCTCAGGCGAGGGAGTGGTAGTAAAGAGCGCCCAGCCGTTGCGGTCAGAAAGTGCAGGACGGACAACTGATCTCCATGTATATTCCGTCTGAAAAGCGCATTCGTCTAAATTTACTCCGCTTAGTGCAGGACCGCGCAAAGCGTCTGGATCTTCAGAACCCTTAAGGTAGATGCAAGATCCGTTAATCAAGTCTATTCTAAGGTTTGATTCGTTTTTCTTTCTTATCCAGCGTTCTGGAATAATACTCTTGTAAGTATCCCAAGCGATCTCTTTTGCCATCCGATACGTTGGCGCAACATAATAGTAATTGCCCTTGCGCTCACTAGCGCCGCGCAGCATTTCGATTGCCCCTAGCACCGTCTTTCCACCACGCCGGCCAGCTAAGACAACACGAAAACGGCGTCGATCATTAAAAATCATCCCCTGCATTGGCCGCAGAGAAAGCCGGTTTTTGCCTACTACAATGTCGCCACTTGGGCGAAGTCCCGTGGGGGCAGTAGCTGTCGCCATGGAGACTCGATCTTATCCACCGACTGTAACCCGTGCATCCTGGCGCCGGCAGGCTAGGCTGACCGGAAACGCTTTGCCGCAATGAACCTAACAACCAGAAAAATATCGCTGCCAAACTACATAGACGTAGATAGTCCATTTTATATGGACGACATAAATAGGCGAATGCAGCAAAAGTGGGAAATAATGCAAGCCGTCACAAAGGGGACTGAGTATTTACACGCAAATGCACATATCTACCTGCCGCGTGAACCAAGAGAGCAGGAAGATCCCAAAACTAAAACCGACCCATGGAAGACTCGCGTTAATCTTTCTGTTTTGGCGCCGTTCACAAAGCGCTTAATTCATAACGCAGCCGGCATGGTCATGCGTAAGATGATTAAACTAGAAGGCGGTGATCCATATTGGGAAGAGGAGTTTAGGAAAGATGTTGATGGCGACGGTACTTCATTGGACCTGTTCGCTCTAAAGCGGCTAGAAGTTGCGCTTACTTATGGCATGTCGTCGATAATCGTTGACGCGGAGAGGCGCGAAGCGCAATCCGGCAACGATCAAATCGAACCACTGCGCCCATACTTCGTGCCGGTTGATCCATGGCAGTATTTAGGTAGCCGGCGAGAAAGTGACGATCCTGGCGCAAAGCTAACAATGTTTCGCTATCAGGAAGAGCGCAAAGTTGCTAAAGGCGCCTACGGGGAAGAGTACGTTTTTGTTGCTCGCGTTCTTGTCCCTGGCGCTTACGAAGTGTTTGAGTCGAATAAAACAATAGGTGATATTGGGTTCACTCCTCTCGACTATATTCCTTTAGTGCATATTTATGCTGAAAAAGAGGGCTATTTATGTGCTACTCCCCCATTGGCTGACGTTGCGCACCTAAATATCGCTCACTACCGGCGCCTAGCAGACCTTCTGCATTCGTTGCATATCGCTGCTATTGGCTTGCTGGTACTGGAAGAATACGATGGCAACGAGGCGATTACGGGGCAGAATTATGCCATCAGAATGAATATCGGCAGTAAAGCGTACTGGGTCCAGTGTGACGCCGGTTCCTTTGCGGCGCAAGCAGCTTTACTTGATCGCCTGGAGAATGAAATCTCGCATCTTGGCGTCACAAAACTGCTAGGCCAGAAGCATGTAGCCGAAAGTGCCGACGCAAAGCGCATTGACCACCAGCAGGCCAACTGCGTGCTATCAGTGGCTGCTACTGAAACGCAGGCTGCGCTTAATGAAGCATTTAGAATGGCGGCAGAATACAGAAGCATAGAACCACCTAGGGTTGTTATCGACAAAGACTTTGACTTCTATCGCTTGCTAGGACAAGATGTGAGCGTACTGGCCGACATAGAAGCCAATGGCCAGATCACAACTGAGCTATTCCTTCGCATCCTATCCCAAGGCGAATGGATACCTGAGGACGTGGACCTAGTTAAGCTAGGTGAAGCCGTTAAAGAATTGAAAAAAGAGGCAGAACGTGTTATGCTTGAACAGCAAAAAGCGCAGAACGCCAATGGTGCCGCAGGATCAGGACGCTCGCTCCCGCCTTCTGGAGCTAATCGAAAAGCAGGCGCTGGCAGTGCGTGAAAACACAAAGAAACCCCCTGAACCGCTACATGCAGCAGTTCAGCTTGATGTCAAGTGGGGGTTTCAGTTAGGCGCTGCGATCAGAAGCCAGACTCACGCTGAACGGCCTTAGTGGCCCGAATCGACTCACGATCAATCATCGGCTTTTTCAACACTTCGGTCTTGCATTTTCCGTCCGTATCAACGGTCTTCCGAAGCACAAGGCCGGCCATGTCAATCGTCTCGGGGCCAGTCGGCTTGTTTTCGTCTGCCGGTGGGTTCTCGGAAGGCGACCGAAGCCGCGCTATTTCGGCCTTGAGCTGTGCGATCTCACTGTCTGGATCAAATGCAAGAGCCACGGGCGCGACAACCGCAGGGGCCGGAACGCTGGGCTTTGCCGCAGGGGCTGGAGTCGGGGCGGCTGTTGCCATGGTGCAATGAATCGGTTACGCGCTACAGTATAGCGCATCCACCAATCAGGCCATGGAACTCACTGCTGAACAAATTGCAGAATTGCAACGCAAGGCCGCAGAAGCCGAAGACCTCAGGCAGCAACTGGCTGCTGTAAATGGCAACAAGGAGACAATTTTAACTGAAAAGAAAAAAGTAGCCGACGAACTTAAGGAGCTAAGAGACAAAGAAACAGAGCGCCAAAGAAAAGAGATGGAGCAAAAAGGCGAGTTTCAGGAGCTGCTAAAACAGGCAAACCAAAACATTGAAGCCTTGCGAAAGCAAAACGAAGAAAAGGACAAGGCCATTGCGGAGGCAGACGCTAAGCGCGTCGAAGATCGTAAGCGTGCTGATTTTCTTGCTGTCTTTAATGCCGCCGAAGTGTTCCATCCCGAGCACGCATGGGCATTGCTACATTCTCTTGTTCAAGACAAGAACGGCAAAACTATTGCAGTTATTGATGGCTTAGAGGTTGTTATCGCCGACCTTGCCGGCAAGCTCCGCAAAAACCCTCAGTACGCCTATCTGTTCAAGCCCCAAGGCGGTAGCGGTGGCATGGGCTCCAGGCCGGCTACGGGCGCTCCTGCCGATCCTGGTGGCGGCATTGTCACTAATCCGTGGCTTCCTGGTGGAAACGTGACCGCACGCATCGCCATACAGCAGGAAGATCCTGATTTAGCTGCTAAGCTGAAGGCTGAAGCGAGCGCTGCTGCTCGCAGCCAAGGGTAAAGCCGTGCCGAACCCTGGGCAAAAGCATCGACGGCTGTGCGGTCATGCCGACTAAACAACCTCTGCTTTTCCTCCAGTGTTCCTTGGTAACCTGGGCGGTACTTTTGCCGGCGATGTAACAAGCCTTACGCGGCTTGCTACTTCTGGTGAATTTGCCGCCTACCTTCAAGAAGAGATTTTCAACAAGTCCATGATGGTTGCTTCTGGCATTTTGGCCAGAAGCAACCAGCTCCTCACATCCACTACCGGCGTTCGGGTCGAGGCGCCTTTTTTCCGACCGATTGACCCGGTGGAAGAGAGGATGGATTCTGGCCGTGAGTGGGGCGAATCTGGCGAGGGCCATTTTACCTTCCAGGGCATCACCAGCGCCACTCAGTACGCCACTATCACCCACCGGGGCTTTGCCTACGCTGTTGACAAGCTCTCGAAGCTGGCCAGCGGCGAAGATCCCTTGCAGGTACTTGCGAATCAGCTTGAGCCGGCGCTCAACAAGATCAAGACCCGCAAAATGATTGCGCAACTTGAGGGCTTGCTTGGCACTGGCGGCCCGCTTAATGCCACCAATAACGTAAACAAGTCTGTCACCACTGGCTCTACCATCGCCAACTGGTTGACAGCTGAAAACGTTATCGAAGCTCGTTACAAGTTGGGCGAACGGCAGTCTGAGATTACTACTCTGTTCTGTCACTCTTCTGTTCAAGCCTATCTTGAGCAAGTGGGCTTCCTGACCTACGATGCTGACCGCAGGGGCATTAACACGCGCTTGCTGATTGGTAGCGCTTTTAACGTTAAGGTTGTGGTTGATGACCAACTTCCGATCATTGGCACCAGCGGCCAACAACGGCAGTTTGTTAGCTACCTTTGTGGCGATGGCGTCATGCTTGAGGGTGAACAAACTCCCCTTGAGATCGAGACGGTTCGCAATGCACCATCCAAGCAAGATGGCATTATTGTGGACTACCATCACAGCTTCCACGTTCCTGGCACTACCTTGTCTGGTACTGCTGTTGACAACCCAAGCAACGCTCAGCTAGCTACCGGCTCTCAGCACGCGCTTGCTTACAACGATGCGCGACTGATCCCGCTGGTCCGGTTGGTGACAAACAGCCCCTACGGTGGTACGATCTGATCGGTTGACTCCGAGTTGGATTCCAGCCCCCCAGGAGGTCAGATTCCTGGGGGGCTTTTTCATGGCCCGATCTGAGCTATGATCGAGGCTGGCCCCGTACCGTCTCCCGATGGCGCTCTTTAATTTTCTCGAATATCGCAAGGTTTACACGGTCGCCACTCTGCCCGCGAATCCCCGGCGAGGCATGAGTCTTGTGGTCGGCAGCCTCACTTCCCCCACCGTAGGCGCCGCCCCCGTGGGCGGCGGCGCGGCCAGTGCGAAGTGCTGGTACAACGGCACCGCCTGGCGTGTGTACGCGGTGTGAACGCTTCCTGGTGGCCCTGGCATCGCCTGGCCGATCCCTATTACTACTCCAGCGTCAATGGCGAACGTGCCTGCAACTGCACGCCCCCGGCGCTGGTCACGGTGGAGCAAGTTGACGACTACATGGGGGCAACGCTCAAGGCGGCTGCCTGGACCGCGCTCAACGCAACGCAGAAGGCGCAAGCCCTTAACTCTGCTCAAGCTGCGCTGCGTACATTACGCTGGTGTACTGATGAAGCGACTTGTTGCGGTAACAGCCTAACGGCAGGCTATCTTGCTGCTGCCTCAGAGCTTGCGTTGGTACTTTTTAGCAACAGTACCGCAGTTATTGGCGCCTCTAGCCAGTTGCCGGCACCAGTTGTTAAGCGAGAGAAGTTCGACGTATTCGAGCAAGAATACTTTGCCCCTACCACTATGGCGCAAGTGCTGCCGAAGGACAAGCGTGTTGGCAGTTATTCGCCCACCGTGCTACGGCTTTACCCGTGGCTACTGGACTTAATCGGCTGTTGGGTTGACCGGCAGAACGAAAGCTCTGTTCGCATTGTGCGAGGCTAAATGAACGCTCCGCAAGATGCTTGGGCAAAACCGTTGTCAAAACGGATGATAGATAAGTACAGATCCCAGTCGCTTACATACATCAAAGTAACTCCTGGCGTTTACAATGAAACGCTAGGCACAGTTGCAATTACTGAAGCAAGATTTAATGCTGCCGGTGCTGTAACGCGCTTTAAAAAGTCAGAACGCAATGGAGTCGAGCAAGGCAACGAAGTCAGCGCATGGGTTGACCATGACACGGTGCCTTGGCCTATCAGTTCCAATGACAGACTCGAATACTTGGGGCGCAAGTGGAAGGTAACAGAAGTCGAAAGCTATGGTAGTGGTATTGACGGCGTTATCGTCGGACCAATCTACCTGACGACGCTAGACGGCAAAATGATTACTACACTGGGCGGCAAAGCCATTGTCATACAAGGCTCTGAAGACGAAAGGCCAACCTTTGCTATGTACGCAAGCAAGATTACAGCGAGGGCGGAATAATGGCGAGACGGCGTAAACCAGCGAAGAAAGGCAAAGGCTTCGGTCTTGAGAAAATGTCTGACGAGATTAGGGACGCTGCATTTACTGCATTGCGTAATGCCGCCAAGGAAGTAGTAAACGATCTTGCTGCTATTGGCCCAGCTTGGGGCGGTGACTTCAGGGATAGCTGGTATGTTGAAACTGCCGATGGCAAAAGAGGCGCAAGGCCAGGCGGCAAAGATGGTAAGTACAATCTTTTTAACATCCCCTTGCTTAAGACCCAAGGCCGTAACGCAAAGGGCCAGTTTACTTCTTCGTTGCCAGCAAGCGGAAGCAAAATTGAGCTGCTTATCGGCAACTCTTCCCCCTATGCGCAAGAGGCAATGGATCTTATCCCTGGCAGGTTTATACGGCAAGAAGAAGATCCAATTAAAGCGCCAGTTGCAATAGGCAGAAGGGTTGGCAAGTACCGGGGCGATGTTAAGGAAATGTCAACAGACGCGATAGCGGAATCGGGCAAGCGGCCAGCAATGTCAACGGCAGAGAAAGACTGGTACAGTACCTACATGGAAGGCGGCAAGTTCAAGGCTGCTATTAAAAAGGGCGCAAAAGCCGGCTTCCTTATTCCTGTAAACAAAAAATGACAGTCCCCTTTCAGCAGGTTCGTGGCATCTATGAGCGCATTGTGATTGATGCCGCCAGTCCGGTGCGGGTTTATGTCGAAAATCAACTTGCTACTGAGTTTGCAGATGATGATGAATACTGTCTTGTTCGAGTCAACTTTGGCTTGATGCAAGAGCAAGCCATTGGCGCCCAGGCTTCGTGGCACATTCGAGGCTCCCTGGTGTGCGAAATCTTCACCCGCAAAAGCATCGGCCCTGGCCGGGGCCTGGTCATCGCCGGCCCTGTGATCGACGCGCTATCGGCCCTGAACGGCTCGATCCCGCCACCAACCCAGCAGATCATCGCTCGCGTCGGCACGCTCACAGGGCCGACCCAGGCGCAACTACAGGACCGGGCGCATCACTTTACCCGGTTCTCTATGCCCTTCAGGGCTCGCCACAGGGAGTAGACTGGCGGCTACAGCAATCACCGGCCACAGGTCGGACCTCCTATGCCCGTCGCGAATTGTGGCCCTGTCAGCGTTTTAACGGGCCAAGATGGCATGATCGCCATGAAGCCCCCCGGTACTCTGGCCTGCCTGCTTGACAAAACTGATTTTCCTGCTCCCGTTAGTCCTGCTACCACTTCGGTTCTTCATATTCCTGCTAATTCTGATTTTCGTGTTGGTGATCCTGTAACTTTCACGGAAAAAGGAACCGCTAACCTTGATGCTGCCATCACTGATGGAACAGTTTATTACATCAAGACTCGTCCCACTTCCACGTCTTGCACTATCTCTGCCACTCTTGGCGGCGCTGCGCTTGCTTTTACTGGTAACGGTGGCGCTGGTGGCGCAAACACTCCAGGCGAAGGCAACCACATCGAGATGAGCTTCGCTACGGCTTACGCCATGTGCGAAGTACCATCTGTTGACCTTACCCTTACCAGGGGCGAGATTGACATTACCTCTCTTCCTTGTAAGCCTGGCTCTGGCATTGGCCCTAAACTTGCCCGATTCCGCAGGTATCAGGCCGGTTTTGCAGATGGCAATGGCACCCTGACTGTGCGCCTTACTGAGGATCGTCTTGCTTTCACCAATCGTATTATTCAAGGTACGATGTTTAACGATCAAAACGGTGCCCAGTTGAAGGCGTACTTTAGTGCCGTCGCTACCACTGGCAACCCGAACATGGTTGACGATGCTGCTTCATTGCAATGCAGCTTCCCCATCGTCCTGCTTGGCCTCAGCGGCGCTATCTCACAAGATGATAGCCCGACTGAGATTTCGATTAACTATCGAATCTCGGACACCCCCACCAACCTTTTTGGCTTGACTGACTTCTGATCGTTTGCGGATCGTCACACAGCGGGGCTCTGGCCCCGCTTTTTTTGTGCCTTGGCCCGGTGCTATGATTCCCTCGTTGCAACATCCTTCCCATGGCCAAAAACGTCAAAGAGCTTCTTAAGGCGACTCGCCAACGTCGCAAAGTGGAGATCACGCTATCCACTGGCGCATCGTTTGACATGTATTGGTGGCCCCTTACCGATGCAGAGGACGAAACAATCAGGGAAGCAGTTAGGAATGACAGGAATACCAACGCCTATGGCTTGAGCGTGCTTATTAAGCGTGCTGAGTACGAAGATGGCACAAAGATGTTCGACCCCGTTGTCGATAAAGGCGTAATGCGCCAGGAATATGCCAAGTCAGACTTGACTACCATGATGGAAGCCCTGATCTTTAACGGAGGTATGCTAGTGGGCGAAGATCCCAAAAGCGATCAAGGAAGCGATAAAAAAGGATTCGGCCCTGATGCTTAGACTTGCGTTATGTAAGGAGCTGGGAATGACACCTTCTCAGCTCGCAAACAACGCAAGTCAGGATGACATAATTATGCTTGCTGCATATTTTGAAATCCTGGCCGATCAGATACCAGCCGTCCCACAGGCCAGCCAACCCAGGAGGCGCTAGGGTGGGACACTGGCGCCGGGACGGGAAGTGGCTGATTATCGGGGGCTAATCAGTGTTGGCGTACAAGGTCTTGGCGAAATTCGCCAACTTAACGCAGCGCTTGAAAGAGCTAACCAGCTATACGGCAACCTTGAAAGCGCACAGCTTAACGTAGGCCAGATTGCGCAATCTGCCACTCGCAACGTCAACAGAGCCGCTGGTCGCAGGGCGCAAGCAGGGCGCGATCTTTCTAGCGCCAGTCGCACTGTCGGAAACGTGGCAATGCGCCGCGATCCTGATACTGGGCGCTTTGCTGCTGGCGGGCCAAATGCTACGGCGCGAAGACTGGCAAACTCTCAACTACGGCTTGCCCAGCGTGACGTAAGGGAGTCGGATCGAGCCTTAAGAGAAGAACTGCAAAACCGCCGCTTAGTTACCGCTGCCGAGCGTAGATACGCAAAAGCGCTCAATCGTACTAGCAATATCCAGGAAAACATACAGCGCAGGGGCGTAGACGCAGCCACTCAGGTAGCAAGCGCTTCGGCAGGTATTGGTAACGCAAGTCGCGGCAATTACCTTACCAATTTATACCAAGGCCGGCAACGGGAATTTGCGAGGGGCGGTGGCGGCGCTGGGTTGAGTCAGGAATTGCAACAGCAAGCCCGTAACGTCCGTGGCGCTTGGGACTTAGCGACTGCTGGCGGCAGAGAAAATCTGCAACTAATGCAGCGAATCGCCACTGAAATGGCGGGGCTATTGCGCCAGCAAAACGAGCTAAACCGTGGTCGCACTGGGCGGTCTACCGGCTTCGAGACGGGTAGACGCGGCCAGGAAAGGATCACCGCCCTGTCTGCGATGCCGGGAGCAGACCCAGCGCGAATCAGAAGGCTTCGCTCGCAAGCAACAGATGTAATTTCCGCCAGCAATACGGGCGACATTGCAGGCTCACGCGCAGCAACGTTGCGCATGAATGCTTCGATTGGCAGATATACACGCGAACTAAATGCGGCAGCGGCAAGTTTACGGGCTGCGATGAGTCGCGGCGGGCCAAGTCTGCCCATTCGTGGCGGCGCTCAGATGGCCGGCTCCCCTGCCTACATGGATCGACTGGCGCGGCTTGGCGGCCCAAGAGAAAGCATCAGCGGCAGAAAGGATCTAGTTGGCTCGCCGGCCTACTACGAAGAGCAGCAGCGGCAACTGCAGAGGGCTATTAACAGGGGCGGCCCAAGAGAAAGCGTAAAAGGAAGAAAGGATCTACCCGGCTCGCCGGCCTATGTTGAGGCACAGCGAAAAGAGGCTGATCGCGTAGCACGCTTGCAGGCCAGGGACAATGAACGCGCTTTGCGGGAACAACAGGCGGAGCGCAATCGTATTGCACGTTTACGCCAAATTGCAAGTCCGATCCGTGGCACTGCCACAATGATTGGCTCTCCTGCATACTTGGATGCCCAAGCGAGAGCCCAGAAAGCTGGCCAGCCTGTCGGGAGCCGTGGCCCAGCTTCGCCTATCGGCGGCACCAAGACGATGGTGGGCTCACCAGCCTACCTGGCAGAGCAGAAACGCCAACAAGGCCAAAGGGCCTTCTTCCAGGGCGATGCACGCAGCGCAATCGGTGACGCGCTGATCGGTGGCGCCTTCCCGGCGCTGTTCGGCCAGGGCCTTGGCGCATCGGCAGGCGGCGCAGCGGGCGGCCTTGTGGGCGGCCTGGCAGGCGGCAACTTCGGCTTTGGCCTATCGCTGATCGGCACAGCAATCGGCCAGGCGGTTGACACTACAGTAAATAATTTAACTGAACTTGCCGATGCAATTAGAAGCCCAAGCAAAGCGCTCGATGCTTTAGAGAAAAGCGGCCTTGCCTCTAGCAGGGGCCTTGAACAAACAAGGCTTTACGTTGACCAGCTAACTGCAGTCGGTCGTTCTTACGATGCGCAGACACTGGTACTCCAGGAAGTACAAAAGCGCCTTGGCCCTGGCTCGCTAACTGAGCTAGGGAAGCTCAATACGGCACAGCAAAAAGTACAGGAGCAGTTTGGGTTAATAGCTTCGGAGATACAGGTACGGTTGCTGCCTGTTCTCCAGGGCTTCGTAGAGTTTATCGGTAACGCTGCTGGCGATATTTCCGGTTTCTCCAGTCAGAGCAGGCTTGAAAGAACCGACTCCAAAAGGTTTGAGCAACTTCGATCCCAGGCCACCAGAGAAAGTTCACGTTTTGCGGTCAACGTTGCTGGCGTTCAGCTTGGCTTTGGTGGTGACAAGAAAAAGTATGAAGCCAGACTTAGCGAGTTATCTAAGCAAGAGCTTGCTAAGCGCTTCGCCAACGAACGGGCGCAAGTACCGCAAACGCCGCAAGAAAAACTTGCTGGCGAAATGGCGCAGATCCAAGAGTCGCGCAAGATTGCCGACCAAATACAGTCGGCCTATCGCGAAGCGTTCGGCCTGCAACGGCAAGCGTATGACTTACAGCGCGATGGCGCGAAGCTAAACAAAGACATTGCTGATTACAGTTACAAAAAAGAACGTGAGATATTTGACTTGCGCCAACAAGCGGCAGAAAAGCAGATTGAGAATAATCGCGCCAGGGCACAAAACCGCATTGAAGGTAGCGATCTGAATGCTCGCCAAACATTTGCGGCGGCTGTTGGCTTTGAACAGCAACTGCTAACAAATGTGCGCGAAGTAGTGCGCTCCAGGAAGGAAGGTGAGGCTGATATTGAACAGTCAAGAAACAGGCTTGAGCTTGCGATGGCGAAGCTCAATCGTGATGTTGAGGATTACAAGCGCACAAATGCACGCGAAATAGAAGACATTGAGCAACGCAAGCTCTCCTATGTGCGCTCAGTAGAAGATTACAAAATGAAGGTCGCGGATCATGTCCGTGATCGCGCAAGAGAAGCCGCCGATCTAATGCGCCAGGCAATGACGCTGCCTGATATGGGTGCTGCTACTGCTGCGCCTGGCGGGTCTG